AGGGATATATGCACAGTGTGGGATTTTGTTCTGCCCACAACAGGCGTTGGTCTACAGACTTTTTCAGTGTGTCGGTCATACTCTAAAACTTTCTCCGCAACCGCAACGGTCACGTTCATTGGGATTGAGAAATTCAAATCCTTCATTTAGGCCGTTGCGCACAAAGTCCACAGTTACACCTTGCAAATAAGCACAACTCTTGGGATCTACATATATTTGACATCCTGCACATTCAAAACATTGATCTTCTGCTTTGGGTGCGTCAACATATTCCAACACATAAGCCAGTCCTGAACAGCCTGTGGTTCTCACACCCAGTCTGATGCCCACACCGTGCCCGCGACGAGTCAGTGTTTGTTGTATTTTTCTAGCGGCTATTTCAGTTAAGGATACCATGATTTCTTTGAACAATATGTATTGCAAGCAGTCAACTGCTTGCCGGTATCAAATGTATCTATTATACGATTGAACCAGTCAATACCTTTTTCCAAGGTGTTAATTTCCGTTGACCCTTGCAGTTGATGCACATCATTCACATAAGTAGCAGTTGATTTGCTAAAGTTTCCAATAAAACAGCAAGGATCTATTGTGCCATCGGCAGCAATATACATACTTATCGGTCCCCAGTCGTGTAATGCTTTGCATCTGACTTCATTGTGGGGTACTGCTGGTAAATTACGAGCCCCGTGCCGATTGATCCATTCTTTTGTGATTTGGTCTGGATACGTTGTACCGGTGTCTTTTTTAAGTTCGAATACTTTTTGTCCGTTTTGATTGTATACCGGACCCCAGTTTCGACCATGATTTCTCAACTTGAATTTTTCAAAACCCAGTTGTTCACTGCGCCTGCGAGCTTCATCAATTTGATGACGATTGTGATCAAATTCAGTCATGCACCAATCTGCTCGACCTCCTGCGGCAATAAAATATTCTGCGTTACGGATCACTGTTTCGTACAAGGTATTCTGTCTATACAGGTGATGTGTATCTTCTAAGCCGTCAATACAAAACTGTATTTCTACATCGATGGCAGCCAGTTTCTGCCAGAACTCCCGCCCTTGTGCACCCCCATTGGTAAATGCAGTAATGTCCAAGGGCTTTTGTCCTGCACGACCGTGTTGTCTAAACCAGGCCAGAATGTCCGGAGTTTCTGGGTTCATAACCAAATCTCCGAGGTTTCCGTTTATCAACACACAATCCAATTGCGCCACCACAAACTCAGGCACAATTTGTTTGATTTTATCCAGGGAGAGATTCAGTTCTTCATACCCAAAGTTATAAGGAAACCCGTGATAGTTCCGTAAGCACATTGGACATCTGGCATTGCACAATGAACTGATTTCTATTTGTAGCTCTCGTATGTCGTTGATACTAACCATTAATCCTGGCCGCAATATATGTTACAAATATTCAATTGACCATCAGTTCCAAAGGTGTCTATCACACGATTAAACCAGGCAACGTTTTTTTCTAATGTATCTATATTTTCTCTTCGCAACAAAGATAAATCATTTTGATTCCAGTTGTTGCTGGGCTTGGTATAGTTACCAATCAAACAACAAGGGTCTAGTGTACCATCAGCGGCAATGTACACACTTACAGGCCACACAGTCAATGCTTCGCAGGTGATTTTTTTATGAGGTATAACTTTAGGATTGCGATCTTGCTGATTTACCCATTCGGTTGTGATCTGGTCAGGCAACTGATATCCATTAGCAGTTTCTTGTTTGAGTACAAACACTTTTTTTCCATGCTGATCATACACAGGTCCCGAGTCTCTTCCGGTATAACGTGTGAAGAATCTATCAAACCCCAGTTTTGTACTACGCTCACGTGCTTCGTCAATTTGATGCCGATTGTGATCAAATTCAGTCATACACCAATGAGCACGGCCGCCGGCAGCCATGTAATAACCAGCGTTGCGTATCACTGTTTCGTATAGCGTATTTTGTCTGTACAAGTGATGTGTGTCTTCAAGTCCGTCAATACAGAAATTTATGTCTAAGTCAAGTGCTCCAAGTGCTTCCCAGAATTCACGTCCGCGAGCACCCCCATTGGTAAACACATCTATTTTAAAATTCTGATGTCCGTGTTCACGAAACCAAGCTAGAATTTCTGGCGTTTCGGGATTCATTAACATGTCGCCATAATCGCCATTGACCATCAGATGATCCAGTTGCGCTACTACCGACTCGGGAACAATTTCTTTAAGTCGAGCTAGTGAAAGATCTGTCTCTGCATAGCCAGTGTTGTGGGGGAATCCGTGAAAATTTCTAATGCACAAGGGGCATCTTGCATTGCATCGTGAGCTCAACTCAATATTGATTTCTCGTATGTCATCAATGCTAATCATTCAATGTCGTTTCCTGTAGTCTTCTACTGCGGCCTTGATTGCGTCCTCTGCTAGTATTGAACAGTGAATCTTAACAGGAGGTAATGCTAGTTCTTCGGCGATTTCGCTGTTTTTGAGTTGACTGGCTTGGTCGATGTGCATGCCCTTGACCCACTCCGTAACAAGGCTTGAGCTCGCAATAGCCGATCCGCAGCCATACGTTTTAAAACGTGCATCTGTAATAATACCTGTATCATGGTCAACCTTTATCTGTAGTTTCATTACGTCGCCGCAAGCAGGTGCGCCAACCATACCAGTACCAATATCAGTATCACTCTTATCAAAAGATCCGACGTTCCTGGGATTTTCATAGTGATCTACAACTTTTTGTGAGTATGCCATATTATTGTGTACAGGTTCTTTCGCGGTAGATTTTACCGTCGAGTGTTTGAATTTCTTTCCAAGGTGTGCAAGACTCTTGCGGCACGTAGACAGGTTGTTGTTGCACAATCACTGTGTCTGCTTGTGCAGGTCTATTGGCAATAACAGCACCTACTACTCCGCCAATGATTAATGGTGCAACCCAGCCACTGTGTCCGTAGTATCTGGCATGTCCATGATGACCGTGGTGGCCATGTCGCCAATGTTGTGCTAGAGCAGGCACAGTGACCATTAACAATGCTAGTGAAATTAAGATCTTTTTCATAGTGATCTCCTTTAAGTTATTATACTATATATAACGCCTAAAGTCAACCAAATGTTGACAGTTTTGATTAAACGCCGCGGGATTTGTTCATTGCCGATTTGGCAGCATTGGCCACTATGTCTTGTGCTTTGTTCACAGGCATAGCAACCGGTTCGGCAGGTTCGCCTTCACCTTTGAATATGATTTCTTGTGCTTCTGGGGTCATGGGTTCTAGCACTGAACTCAAGGGAGGTTGTCCCACAATCTCTTCAATGTTGTCTTCGGTCACATTGATACCCAGACTTTGTGCAAGACTGATAAATGCACCTCGAGAAATTTGTTTTTGTGCGCCTTCGTCGTCAGCACGGCCAGCAAGAAAATTGACCAGCCCTAACAGTTCATCGGGGCTGGGTGTTGTGGATTCCGTTATGAATTCACGGAATCGCATTATCTACGTGCTCGGCCCAGTCCAGCGCCGCCTGCGGCTGCTTCTGGTTCTGCAGGCATTTCAGGGGGCATTTCGCCGCCCATGTCTGGAGCAGGCATTGCCATTCCGGCAGCCGGATCAACTGCACCAGGTGCTGGAGCACTGGCCATGCCAGCGTCAGGAGCAGGTGCTTGACCTGTTACCACGCCCAGGGCTTGATCCAAGGCAGCTTTGGCGCCTTGTAAGTTTTGTACCAAGCCAGCAAGAGCGGCTGTAGCATCTGTGTTGAATTGTGTGGCTTGATCAATGCCCACTTGGTTCTTGATAGAGTCAACTAGAGCTGGCAATTCTTTGAACTGCAACTCAGTTACATCTTCCAACATGCCTTGCATTTTGTCAACCATGTCTTGTGCGGCCAACACAACTTGAGCTTGTTGAACTTCTGATTCGTTTAGTCGAGTCATTACACGACGCAGTCGGCTTTCGGCCTGCATCATGGCAGCGCCAGCAACTAGCTTTTGCTCGTCTGGATTGAGTGTTTGACCACTTTGACTCTTCTTCAAGGCAGCGGCAAGTTTAGGATCCTTAACTTGCACAGTGCTTGGTTGTGCAGGCTTGGCACCAGCGCCAGTGGGCGCAACAGGCACAGCTTCTTCAGCCATACGTGCGGTCAAGGCCTGTTCCATCATTACCAGTTTAAGGTAACCTGGGTTTTGTTGGCTTTGATATCTGTCTGACCCTGAACGATGCTCACGTAGCAAACCTTGCACACGTTGCAACAGGTGCTGAGTTTGACGCTGTGTCAAGCGGTCAAATTCAATATTAGAACCAAAGTAACTTTCGAAAACTTTAGCGATTTGTTTTGTTGGCGACGGGGCGGCCAGTTCTTGCAGTTTCATTTGAGAATCCTCTAATTTGCATATATTTAGCCGAAATTAAACATTTCTCTAATTCGGCATCCAAGGCTGACAGACGATCTATCTTGCTTTGAATTTTGGTGGAAACACATTCGTAGAAATCTTCGCGATTACTACGATTAGCCAGGGCTTGTCGGCAGTGTATATCTGCCGCTAGGCTATGTTTTTTGGTATCTAGTGTGAGTATGTATCGTGCTAGATTGTTTTGGTTGTGCTGATCAGCAATGCACCAACTGATAGCACTTTTTTTGCTGCCAAAAGAGATGGTATCTTGATTTTTAATTTCAACTCGGAACTTGTAATCTGCGGGAATAATGTTGTATTTTCCAAATGCAATAATGCCGCCGCGGCCATCATCCACAATCAACTTGTCAGTTAAATTGAGTAGTTCTTTTGCGGCAAAGGCTTCTAGCTTGGTTTGTTTGTTCATTTAAATACATACGTTGTGACTAGCCAACCAACAGTGGCCAACAGCATGCCAATGATACCCGATCCCCAAGTGACCAATTGATCATTGCGTTTGGCTGCCATTATTTGCACCATGTCATGCACTTCATTAATGGTGGTTTTTAAACTGTCAACATTAGATTCAAGAGTCTCTAATTTAAGTTCAAGTAACTTATATCGTTCGGCACACAATTCAACATGTGCTTCAAGACTCTTTTTCTCAATATCAGTTGTGTCCATTGTAGGCTCCCATCATTTATTTATGGGTTCAAACCAAATGTTCTGATCCGGGCCGTCAGTTACCAGTGTGTATTGAGTTGTGAGTGTTTCAGTAAGCCCTGTGAGCATGGGTACTCCTGCGCATTCTGCAATAAGTCCCGACAGGTCAGTGTTGTAGACTTCAGCATGTTCTACAGAGAATTCAAAGCGCCATTCTCCTGGAGCACTGATCACTGGCTCTACATCAAACACCTGTGTGCGCAGGCTGATCAACTGGTTGAGTGTTTCCCAATTGCGCTGTTGATTCCTGGCAAACATCCAGGCATTTTGATTTTCAATTGTGTTGCCTGCACCATCCTGAAACGGCACTTGGCTGGGTCTATAGTGTCCCGTGACACCAGTGGCCGAGCAGTCAAAAAGAGTTCTACACAATATTCGCATTATAGGAGTATTTAACGGCCAACAAAAAACCCAGGATATTTCTAACCTGGGTTTTGTTGTTAATCAGTGATTGATTAGGTCGATAGCTTGAAGCCAACGCTTGTGCAACTGTCCAACTGATAACCTGTGTAGGTAATGTTGGCAGCACTCAAGAAACCAGCAGCTTGTGTGCTGGCATTGCCGAAAGCGCCTGTTGGGTATGTAGCAAAGCTCAATACTGTACCATCAACTTGGTACATGGCGATTGTGGCAGTTTGTTGAA